TCAGGTTTTGAAGAAACCCGCCAGAATCGCCCCCGGGTGAAGTCGATATGACGATATTTCCATCACCGTTTGAGGTTAATAATACCTGTCTTTTCCTGGCTAACTTCTCCAAAAATTGAAACGCATTTTCCCCCGGTTCGGGTGCGCTGATATCTTCAGCACTGTTAAACAATTTCGGGTTAGCGTTATCGATCACTTGGATATCGGCGCCAATATTGTCGACCACTTTTTCTATGATGGACTTTAGCGATACTTTTTCCTTAATGTCGCCCAGTTCAGAAATGCCAGAATCTAATAGGTCGCCGGTTTTATCACGGCCCTGTATGTACAAATTGTGGCCTGAATCGTCATAGCTTCCACTGAGAATTTCCAGGTAACCGGTAATCACCGGTATATCGTCAACAATAATCCTGCATGTTTCGCCGCCCGTAAAAGGTAGCGGCGTTTTTTTTGTCGTGGCGGCCTCGAACGAAAATGTGTTGCTCAGTGCATCGAGGCGGATTTCGGCGCTAGCCGATGTGAAATTCTCATATTCAATGCCGGCCACTTCCAGTTTCATGCGGTCAATATCCTTACATCACCTTCCAAAAAGGTTACATCGTCCGTGCCGTTTAATTCGGCTATTTGTTCGCCGTCGGATGAATCGCCGTAATATTGATAAGCCAACAATCTGGCGGAAATAGGATTCGTGTTTATGGTGATCAGTTGTTTGGCAGTCAGTTTTTGTTCATCGAAAAACGCCTGCATCTGTACCCGCAAGTCGGTTAACGACGATTTTGTTTCATCCGTTAATCCTTCGGTGGCCATGATTTTCTGATACTGCGTTTCCAATACATCGGCGGTTTCGTCGATATCTTCCACGGTTAAAAAATCGATCTGGGCATAGTTCAGGTACGCATAACCAAGCGCGATTGTCTGCGTGGTCTGGTTCATTATTCTATCGTTTAAATTGCGCTCGATCCTTGAGGCGGTATCCTCCACCCTGGCTGTGTCGTCGTCGCCGAAATCAAATAACCCCTTTAGCACTTCTATGGTGGCCAGTGCTGTCGGGTAAAGGTTGTTTATTCCGGTGTATAGATTGTTGATGCTTTCCGCCAGTGCTACCGGACTCTGTACAAATGATGTAATGCTGGCGCTGAAGTCATTTAACGATTGATTAAATGCGTTTATCTCGTCCGCGGAGGCCTGCACGAATGCCGTTTTTTCGTTTATCTCGGTTACCATATCATCAAGCTTGGTAACGGCATCAGTGAATGAATTAGAATAGGCCGCTGTGACATTGTAATTCGCCGCTATGTCGTCACCCACTGCCGCCGTTAAGGTATCGTTTGCGGCCTCGATCAGGCTTAACGTGTTCTGTGATTGTGTCGGGACGCCGATATCGTTTGAAACCTCGAACACAATAGAGATTTTGCCATCACCTAATGATGTTAAATTCTCGCTGAGTGTATACGTCCTGGCGACAATGTTTTCCTGCTGACCATATAACGGATGGATCAGCACACCCGGCCCGCCTTCCTCCAGTACCGCGATGAATCGGTCCCTGGCGGCAAAGTAATCATCGCCGGTAATAACTGCATTCACTGTATAAACACGCGGCGCCAAGCCCATGTCCTCGATGGCCTGCCGGTCTGAGTTCGGAAAACTGTGTTTTACATCCTTTCGCCCACCGGCCACGCTTGAGGTTTCGATAAGAAACGAAACGCCTTTATAACTTCCGGGCTGTAATTCATCCAATAAACTCATGGTTCACCTAGATAGCGTATGTTTACCGGCTGATATGCATCGCGCCGCTGCAGTATCCGTTTTGATCTGCAGTCCCGGCACACCTGGTATCGGGTATTGCCGGTGTCGTTTTCTGTTTTCCATCTGTGAAATATTATGCAAGGCCGTTTGCTGTCTTTGTTTGCAATGACAATCACTGAGCCGTTGCCATGCTTACACCTACATTTAGGCCCGCCGTTCGTCCCGTTGTTTTCTTGCTTATGGCTTCCACTGCACCCTGTGGCGCCCTGAGTCGGACATTAATATCCGTCTGTGATCTTTCCGTCATAGATAGATTTTGCTGTATTTCGTTTTGGCTGATTTCCCCTGCCGCTTTCGTACCTTCGGCCACGGCTGGCTCAATAATGCCGAACAATTTACCACCTATTGAAAATGCATCCCTGATGTTTGTACCCAGCTTATCGCTGAAATTGAGTGTGGCAATTTGTGCGACCAGTTCACCAATGGCAGTACCCACGCCCTTAAACACTGAGGCAACCACTTTAAATGTGTCGATTATGAATGCCGCGACCTCGACCAATCCTTTTAACGATTCCGCGAAACCTTCAACCTGTTCCGGCTGTAACTGATCCATAAAAGCCGTGAAGTTTGCGACCTGGGCGGATATCAACGGCTCCAATCTGAGAAAGGTTTTTATAATTACATCTTTCACCACAATGCCTAGTTTTCTCATTCTGGCATTGAAAGTATTAAGCCTTATGTCTGCCTGTTCCTGGGCAATGTTGGTACCCACCAGGGACCGCTCATATTGTCCAAGCAGTCGAGTATTTGCCAGGATGGCCAGGCCGACTTTGCTGTGTTCCTCGCCGAATATTTTGGACTCAAGCTGTGCCCGCTTGGTGGAATTCTTGACAGAATCCAAGCGTTTTCTCACTTTTTCAAATGCACCCTCCAGCCCTTCCTTTTGAAAGTCTATGCCTTGGCGCCGTAAACGCCCAAGGATGGCATTTAATGCCGTACCGGCCCGGGCACCTTTTATGCCGCCCTTGGCCACCGTCTGGATAGCTGCGTTTAACTGGCCAAAGCTTAGGCCTGCCGCCCGCGCTGCAGGGCCAGCAATCAGCATGGCATCGCCGGTGTCTGCAATCTCAGACGATCCAAGCTTGGCACCCGCGGCCAGAATGTTGACGAATTCGCCCGCCTGCTTTGCTTCGGCGCCGAATATGTTTAATCCCTGGGCTGTAATGTTGGCGGCATTGGCAAGGTCGATACCTGCCGCATTTTTCAGTAATAGCACCTGTTCGGTGGTTGCGGTCAGTGCGTCGATATTGCTCAGTAAGTCGGGCTTAGCGGAAGCCACAAGCTTGATTGCTTCGGCTACTTCGGCCTGTGAGGTAACCGAAGCCTTGGCCATGGATAGCGTTTTCTTTGTGAGGTTGTCTAAGTCCTCACCGGCTGCACCAGTGATCGCCGACAAGTCCGCTATGGCTTCTTGGAAATCGGCGCCTGTTTGAATAAAGGCTTTCAATCCCAGAAATGACGTGGCCGCTGCCGCTATGTTTTTGAGTCCAGCCGAAAATCCGCCGCTGACCTTTTCCATGGTGCGGCCAGTCTGTTTGGCTTCCTGGCGTAATGCTCTAAACCCACGGCGAACGCCCCGGGTGGATTTCGTTATCTGCCTGGTTACACGGGTGAATCGATCCTTGGCAATATAGACATAGCTTACCTTATTTGTCATGGATCACCCTTTTTTGTTAATGGCTCTCTCTCGCGCTTTGTTTATGCGTAACACATTCTTATGTACTTCTAAAAGCTCCGGCAATGGCATGTCACGCAATTTGTGGTAATCAAGTCCGCCCTGCATTTCTGCCACGCAGTCCATGATAACGGCAATTAACTTTTCTTCAGTTTCCGCAATGCCGAAGCAATAATAAAATTTGCGATGTATTCCCCCGTCATAGTGTAGAAATCGTTCGGGTCCATTGCATCAATTAAGGGCTTTGTCAGTTTTTCCTCGCCGTCCACGTCGGCAATACCTTTGGCGCTAAATAACTCCCTGGCTGTCAGTAACACCGTGGACAATTCCACGTTAACCGACATTGATATAAGCGCCATCACCTGGCTGCCCTTTATTTCCGTTTCGGCTTCCTCTTTTTCCCCGCTTTCGTCGTCCTGCGGTAGTGATCTGAAAAAAGCCTGTTTAAGCGCCGCGACCTCTGACATATTTCTGGAGGTTGGAGGATACAGCGTTATGAATTCCGCCTTTCTTAAATCGCCCTTGTGTGCGTATTCAAATTCAATATCCAATTCATACAATAATTCCGCCGCCTTAGTGCCTGCCATTTACGCCCCTTTGCCCTTTAAATTGCTGGATTAGATTTAAACTCAATTGCGATATTTGTATCGCTGCCAAGTGGTACCTCATAGTCGCCCAGTAAGGCCGCCTGGCTGAAAGTGCGCGTTACCCGGCCTTCTGGTGTACTGCCTGCAATCTGTACCAAGTTTGCATTGGCGTTCGATTTCCACTCTCGGGCCAGTTCGATGTTTTCCACCGTGGCCGGTAGCTCGAATTTGACCATAGAAAAATTCGATTCCACATTGTTGGCGTATATCTGCTCCACCTGGCCGCCGCCTGCCGATGCTGCGCGGATCGTTTGTTCGCCCTTGCCTTCGGTGTAGGCCAGCGTGTTCGGAATAATCGCCACAGTGTTGTTATTCACCTGGACCGCGGCATCTGCGACTTGTACGCCCATTTTATCCCCCTTATTAAATCAGTAATTAATTGCTGGTTGAAAAGGCAATCTTCATGGTGGCAAGGATCGTGCGTAACTGGGTAACCAGTGGCACCGTCATTAAAATGGTGGCCTGGCCGTTCGCCATGTCCAGGGTCACGCTGATATTGTCCTTGAAAAACTTAATTGAATCCTCGCCCGCCTGCAGCAATACATAGTCGGGGCCTGACAAGTCCTGGAAAAGCTTTTCGCAGTAGTTAATGATTGTCAGACTGTTGGCCATGTCCCGCCCGCGGATCACATCGCCCTCGGTCAGTCGTGACTGTGCAAAGCGTGACTTCAGGTTATTAAAGAAATATTCCCGGGCATTGCTGGCAGTATCGACATAGTTCATGTACTTAAAGCTTACGTCGGGATTCCCTGCGGAGTCCGTCTTATAGGTCGTCACCACTTCGCCGACAATGGCCGTATTACCTGCCGTGTTCTGACCAATAACTGCCCCGCCGT